TATTATAGTTATAAATTCGGGAAATCAATCACAAAAAAACCCCGAGGTTGCCCTCGGGGTTCGTGTTACAATTTATCAATCAAACAACTTGATTACTTCCGGGTCGCCTTGTGGAGCTGATTGAGGGGCAGGGCTGTTAATATTATTATATTGCATAATAATCTTATCATCTAACTCAACCTCTGATAATACGATTGACTTCTTATTGAAGGTCCAATGATTCTTCTTTCGCGAATCAGCTGTCAAGAATTCCATAAAGATGTAAGGAAAGGATTGAACTTGAAGCTGTCCATTTTGAGGGTTTGGTTGAACGTGAATAATAACTGGGTTATTAAGAACCAGAGTATCAGTATTTTGTTCAACTACTTCTCCAATTACAGTACGACCAATATGATCGATAATAGTTTTAATTTTGCTCATAAATTAGTTTAATATTGGATTATTACTTTTCAACTTTTTTAGTTTCTTTTGCGAAAGATTTATCAACTTGCTCTCTCCAAGCAAGCAATCCTTGCCTCATGCTTTCTATTCCCGGATGGTTATTTGTACCAGTACCATTATCCAAATTAAGCATAATGTCAGAGACAATTTTAAGTACATCATTAATACCTCTAGCTTTGCCTCTCCAATAGGCGGGGTGAGCTTGTGAAGTTTCGTCATATTGGGGTCTATCAAGATATTCCATATTAATAATTACTTTACATTTAATTTTAATCAAGCAAATAGATCAAACAATTCCGTCTTTACGTTATCCGTAGGTTTACGGATCTGCCAGCTTACAGATGTATAGAACCTTCGAATAGCTTCAAACAGAATCTTATCAAACATTTTTTCGTAATCTATCTTGAAAAGATCTTTGAATTCTGCAGGGTAATCATACTTAAACCCAATACTATCAATACCGTATTTGTTAGGCTGCTGAATATATAAGAACCTGACTTTATCACCTGATGCAATATATTCTACTTTATCTTTCTTAATAACATTTTGAAGAATATGATTATGATAGTAAGCAGACTTTACATGAATAGGAGTACCTTTAGCTATAGAGAAATCCTTACACTTCGAGGAATACTTGTCATACCCTTTCAGTCCCATAACGAATGCTATCTCCTCTGGAGCAAGTCCTTTAAAGATTTCATACGTCTCTGTTAATATAGCATTAGTCTCTCTAAGAGATTGAGTCGAGAGCATTGTCTCAATAATCTTCTTAGCGTATGGTTTGATAGCATTAGGCATTGTTGTACGTACAACTTCAACTCCAGTATACTTGTACTTACTAGTTTTAATTCCCTCATCATCGAGAATATGCATAACGTATCGCTTCTTCTGCAAGAAGACGGCTACATCAGCAATACACTCACGCTTAAATTCGAATCTACAATCTTTAGTTCTTAAGTCACGCTTTGCCCACGTGGTAATATTCGTATTAAGATAATCCTCAATCTCATTTACCACACTATAGAATTCATCAGATATTTCTTCACCAGTTTTAATTGGCACCTTGTCTTTTATACAACCTAACGAGAAGTACAGAGAGTCAGTATCTGAATAAACCCAGCTGTTATCAAGTAGTACTGAGTCAGTAACATTAAACTTCTCAGTTAAGTACTGCTGTAGTAGTTTACCTGCTTGCTTAATAACAGCTTGACCGGTTAGTGTTACAGAGGAAGCAATATCATCGTCACCAATAGGCGCCTGCTTGTTGCCCATGTATCCGTAGCATGAGTTAATAAGAATCTTAATTACCATCTGCTTTGTATTAAGTCTTTCTAATTCAAATGCAGTATCACGATAATCGGCTGATTTTTTGGATAGAGTTGAAAGCTTAGTCTTTACAGCATAAAGCTCTTTCTTAATAGAGACGCGTTGCTTATAGTAGTAATCCAAGAACTCAGGAATGATACCCTGCTTCTTTTGTGTAAATAAAAAGCCTGCCTTAGTTAAGGAGAGCTCTTCCTGTTTCATAAACTGACTAAACTTCTCTTTAGTAAGACTAAACTCCTTACCAGATACATGTTGAATGAGAACTTCATCTCCTGTTACTTTCTCTATCTTACCTACCTTAGTTTCTGGTGATAGGTTAAGAGAAATCATCACGTTAGGATATAGAGAGTTAGCATCAAATGATACAACAGCTTCTTTAAAGCCATTCTTTGGATCTGCTACATAAGCACCCGGGTTCTTACCACTCGAGTTATTTCTGACGAATGTAGATAGTACTTCATTTCTTGATCTAGCACGAATAGCTAGAGCTCCGTTAATAACGGATATTGTACCCATTGCACCTTCAAGGGTAGTAAGACCTACGTAGGAAAGCATTCGAAGAAGAGAGATATACTGAAGCTTCTCTTCAAGCTTAACAAGTAGATTAACGTCTTGAATGTTGTAGTCTACAAACTTCTGCCAATCTTGATCTGCTAGAGTAGCTAAATCCATATCACCGTAATCAACCTTATTTTCACCTAACTCAATCTCAGCGATTGCATCTAGCTTATAAGACTCTCTAAGTTTAAGACAAAAACGTCGATAGATATCAAGATAGTCAATGCAAGAAATACCATCCACATAATAACGCTTTTGCTCTTTACCAAATTTACCTCTAATTTCACGAGAGTAAATATTCTTTACAGGTGAAAGTCTTTCTACGTATTCATTACCCAATATCTTTTCACATCTATTGATAATGTAGGGAATGTCAAAGAACTCAGAGTTCCACCCGCTCAAGATATCAGGGTAATCTTCTTCAAGGTACTCAATAAATTTAATAAACAGCTGACGCTCATTTTTACAATGAACGTAATTTACATTTTTGTTAGATGCAACATAGGGATGAAGTCCAAACGTATTAAACTTCTTAGTAAAGGTATCATAACAGGTAATTACATTTACAGTATGATTAGGATTATCAATATCTGGGAAAGAGTCAACTGAATAGGTCTCGATGTCAATAAACACTGTCTTTAGAGGGTGCTTAGAGAATTCAGGCTTTTCATTCTCTGTCCAGAAAGTATCAATCAGGTATTGCTGCGAAGCGGGTAGATTTTCAAAGACTCTCTTAATCTTGGAGTCATTAATAAACTTATTTCTCTCGTATGCTGTAGTAAAGATGCGCTTTTTTAGTTTTGTATTAAAGATAGAGGTTTTATCACCTCGAGGATCCTCTACATACAAATAAGGATTAAAAGTTACATCGTATGATACTCGTTTACCATCAGTATCCCAAGTAAACAAGCGAACAGATTGTGTTCTACCGTTATAGATAGCGTTCCTATACATCGAAGATATTATAACCTAACAAATCAGGTTATCAACCGATGTTAATTCCATCTTTTGAGATAGCGTCTATCAGAAGAGCCATATGGTGTATTTAAAACCTCTAAATGGCTGCCAATATTTTCATTTAACTCAAGGAATCTTTGCGATCCGATGTGTCTGAAGAGATCTACATTTTTATAGTATGCAGCTTTGTTCTTGAGGGTTGCTTCAAGCTTTTGCTCTAACTCTTCACCTGTGGTGAATTTAAGAAACTCAGGTGCATCCTTATAAGTCTCCATTCTCTGTACTAAGCAAGGAAGACCTAATACGCAAGATTCAATATACTTAATATCTGACTTAGATCTATTAAAGTTATTATCAAAGAGCGGTGCAATCATTACCTGCGCATTGAGGTTTGCAATAAATTGGGGATAATCTGCTAGTGATTGCCAGTTATGAAATTCAATCTTACCTGATTGAACGTATGGTAGTAATGGCGGTGGGAAGGCTCCTACAAACACCCACTGATATTTGTCAATAGTTCGCTTTACAACATCAATAACATGAGAGAAGTCATCAACACCACCGTTCTTGTTATCCACATCATAATGAGCTCCTGATCCTGTATAAAGAACACGAGGTTTCTTCTTATTCTTATCATATTCATCATACACTCTACGTTTGTTGAAGACATGACCCATCCAAGAGTAAGGAACAAAGTTAGGAATTACAGTAATTTCCTTTTTACCTGTCTTTTCTTGGTATAATTTTCGCATAAAGTCACAAGTAACTGTAACTTCATCACACATATTAATAATCTCTATACAATTGTTACGAATCTCATCATTATCAAATGCAAATTTAAACTTATTGTAATCAGGGATCTCTTCTCTAAAGACAACATCGTCAACTTCATATATAATTTTGAAGTTATGTTCTTTTTGAATTTGTTTAAGATATTTTACAAACTCCTTTTGATCAGTCGATGCTTGTCTTTGAACTTTAACACTTTTTACGTCACGATACCACCTAGGATCAAACACCATAGCAGTAAGTGATGATGAGCATCCTAGACCTTTTTCATTAATAAGTTTTTCAGGCCATAAAATTCTCCAAAATCCGCAACCTGAGTAGTCAGCAAGATAATTTACATATCTAGGTAGTGATAATTCTCTTGGTTGATTTTGAACTTGCGCTTGAGCTCCAGCTTGCACTGGCGCGATTGGAAATGGCTGTGCAAACGGAGATGCAAATGGACTTGCGAACATGAATTTATTTAAATTAGAACTCAGAATAGTCAACCCTTCTCGTAATACCATTTGTCTTTTCCAAGAAAATAATATCACCTGTCACCGCTCGAAGTGATTCTTTTCTATGAGAGATAACAATCGAACATTCATTAAGAGTCTCAACTCTTTCTTTCAAAATCTCGGTAATATGATCAATACCCTTCTCATCAAACGATGAGTCAAACAATTCGTCATAAATTGCTATATTATAACTTACCCCGCCTTGCATTCTTCTTATATCTGAGAAAGCAAATAGGCATGCTAGATCAATAGACTTACGCTCTGCACCTGAAAAGTTAAAGTACGAACATACTTTGTTATTTTCGTTGAGTATTTCCTCTTCGAAGTACTCATTAAACATACACGTAAAATGCGAGTCAAGCTTTTTAAGGTAGTAACTCAATTTACCGTTAAGCAATTCAAGTAGTTTATTTACAATATATGACTTAACACCTTCTTCAGAAACAATATACTTTACAATGTCTAGCTTAGAGATATTTTTCGTAATGGTACTAATACTTTCACGAAGTTCAGTAAGTCTTTCATTAGTCGATGTTATAAGAGTATCAAAATCTGAATTAGAATTATCAAGGGTATGTAGGTCTTGCTTTAATTCCTCCTGCCACTTACTAAGCTGTGTTATTCTATCTTGGATATTATTAATCCTTTGTATACGAAGCAGCATATTACTAACTTCGGCTTGTTTCGAAGTAATGTGCTTTTGTATCTTATCTTTAAGACCTTTAACACTCTCGAGTTTTTCACTGATTTGCTTTACCTCGTCAGCTAAAACTCCCATTTCATCTTTAAGTTTTTCCTTCTCGCGATTGATCTGCTCTTTATCATGCTCTTCAACTGATCGAAGACATACCGGACAGGTATCGTTTTCTGTTCCAATCTTAAGATAAGTTTCCTTTTTATGTAGTATGGCAGATTTCTTAGTAGAAGACTCACTAATAAGGTCATTAATTTTAGTATCACACAATACCAACTTATCTTTTAGAGATTGAATCTCTGTATTAAGAATATCTGTATCAATAACTTCAATATTCCCAACTTTATCCTTAAGATCTTTAAGCTCCTCATCATTAGATGTATACCTCTCCATATAGAGAGCCCGCTTTTCTTGCTTCTTCTCTAATGCTCTATCACGTTGCAATATATAACCATCATAATTCTTCTGAACCTCTTCTAACTTACTCTGTTCTATGTCATATTGACGCTTAATATCGTTATACTCACTTCTAAGAGCAGAAATCATCTTTGAGAATACCTCCATACCGAAGATATCTTCAATAAACTTCCGCTTCTCTACTTTATTCTTTGCCATAAACGGTATTGCATTGTTTACCGTCATGATCACACAGTTTTGGAAGATAGCTGGTGATGCGCTTAACACATCGCATATATACTTTGTAGTATTTGCAGTACTATCTCGTGTTTTATCTACTCCATCCTTATAAACATATACCTTTGTAGGTGATAGTGTACGTACAACCTTAAACTTATTATTACCTCTTGATGATTTTACATTAAAATCGAGCTCTACATGTGTTTTACCACCTGTAATGTTGTTAATGATAAGCTCTTTCTTAATTTCTCTAAGAGTATCACCGAATATAGCAAAGTATATAGCATCAGCTACTGTAGACTTACCTACAGCATTCTTTCTATCAGGCTTATCTTTGTTATTACCTGTAAGAATATGCAATCCATCATTGAATTCAACAACAACAGGCTCTTCCCCCACGGAAAGAAAGTTTTGAATAGCTATTCTTGTAAATTCAACTGTCTTCATACATTACATTTGGTAAACAACTCCAGAGTATAATCAATTATCTCTTTTTTATTCTCGATTTCAAGTAGGTTAACGAATTCTTCAATAGCTACAGGAATATCAATACCAGAAAGATCCTTTTCCTGCCTTTCACCACTAATCTTGTTAAAGTTTACATCATAATCAAGAGATAAGTTAAGAGGCTTAAGCTGATTAAGTTTGGTGACCAAAATATCTAAGTCTTCACGCGAAATATTGCGGTCGATCTTAACTCTTGCAATATTACCCGTAAATAACTTACGCATTTCCGTAGTAATAGTACCTTCCTTTACCATTTCACTTAGAGTAATCTTAGAATACAGTGGTGATATAGTGTTTTCGAAAAATTCGTACTCTGATGACTCTAAATCTAAGATATAATATCCCTTTGTATTGTCAGCATCACCGAAATCCATTTGAAATGGATTACCACAATATAGAATAGTTCCAGAACCAAACTTCTTCTCATGTCTAGTATGGAAATGACCTGAAATTACTAGAGGAGCGCGTTTGAGAAGATCTTTTACCTTAATACCTTCCTCACACATCTTATAGGTATTCATTTTGAATGTCTCAATCTCAAAATGACCGAAAATAATATCAGACTTTGGAATATCATCTATGTTTGTATTCCAAGGACACATAGTTATTGTTTTATCGAACGCTTCGAAGGTATGAGGTTCATTTAAAACCTTAATATTTGTCCTACCTTTATAGATAGACAGTGAATTTACATCAGATCTGTGTTTATAGTACAAATCATGATTGCCTGTAATAGCAATTATGTTAAATTCCTTGAATATATCGAGTATATCTGCAGATACCTGTAGAGTATTTACAGAAATTTCACTTCTATTGTGGTGCCAATCACCGCAAAAGATAATATCACGTATATTTTTACGTTTTAGCTCTGAAGCTAGCCATCTTGACCAGTTTATAGCAATTTCATGCCATATAGTACTGTTAGTATGTACACCAAGATGTAAGTCAGATATAACGCAAACTCGAGATTTATTAATCGTCGTCTGAGTCATCATAATCTGATACTGGTTTCACATAGATAAGACCATTACTAATCTCTGGATCAGTCATTATCTCTTCATACATTTTTTCTCTGTAGTTCTTAACCGCTTCATGATGTCTTTTTTCTTTTTTAATGCGATTAATGAAAGCATGGAATGCAATAGTAGTAAAATACGAGAAAGGATTTGAAGCTGTATCGAAACTATATTTTTTATTCTTGAGAGCTGAATACATTTTAATTAACGCATCACCTATCATATCATCTTTATAGGTATAATTAATAAACGATCCGTTATAACTTAAACCATAAGCAATTTTCTTAATAATCTCAGCTAAATCATCGGTCATGATATCAGAATCATAGTACTTCTTGAGAGATACTTTGAACTCTTCTGGATCGACATAGTAATTATCCTTAGACATACCCGAGTTTAGTATAGTATATTGTATAATCAACACATTTTAAAGTATCTATCAGTGTATTTGATAGTTTCTTTTAAATAAATCTGCTTTCTTTTCTCAGAATGACGGGTTCCATACTCTAACTCATCGCAAAGATCAAAGATATGCAGCTTTTCTTTGTTATCATGTAGTCTCAACCCACGGCCGATCGACTGAACCGTACGGATAAACGACTTACCTCCGGCCGCGAACACAATATTATGAAGATTCTTAATATTTACCCCTGTTGAGAAGATAGCACTTATAGCTATACATATAACATTATCTGATTTCTCCATCAATCTCTTGATATTATCACGATCATCTACACTAACTTCACCTCTAATAAAGTAAACTTGTTTGTCAGTAGATGAACTATTGAAGTACTCCTGTAATAACTCACCGTGAGCAATGTGATTTACAAGAATTAATGTATTATACGGCAGTTTATTACATAGATTACATATAAACTTGTTTCTAAATGAGTTGTTATGTATAAACTCTAGCTCATTTCTGTATTTGTTATCAGAAACTTGAGGTATTTGCTGATTATACTGCAAATTAAGACATTTTACCTCAACATTAGTAAGGTAATTTTCAAGTCTCAAGCTATAGCTGGTTTTTTCATATATAACCGGTCCTAATTTACCTATAATAGACCATTGATCATATCTATCCTCAGGTAGTGTACCAGTAAAACCGAATCTATTAAGAGATTTTATCTTACTTATAATCTTACTAATCTTGTTATCAGGTCTAATCTTATGACATTCATCAACTATTAGGAGATCTACATATTTTATCCATTCATTATCTTCAAACTGAGACTGAAGTATACCAATATTGCATATAACAACGTTAGATGTAAGATCAGGCACATTAGAACCTGTCCATTTAGTTAATTTAAACGATATACCACTAGAATTAAACTCATCAAACGTTTGAGATACTAGGCCTAGATCTGGAACAATAACTAAACACTTAAAAGTATCTCTATTTTTAGCTAACCTGTAATAGTTTTCAATAATAGCTGCTGTTGTAAGGGTTTTACCAGCACCAGTACCCAAAACACAGGTACCTCTACCTATTTTTAATGCTTCTTTAATTACTTCTAGCTGATAATCGCGTAATTCGTGTGTAAACTCTTTATATATAGCTGTTATATCATCTGTTTTGAGCACTTTTTGTAAGTTATCACTAATATCTACAGTGTCTGTTATTTGATTCTCAATTAGATACTTACGAATCTCCCAGTATAGCCCCAAATCGCACTGACCTGTAGGTGTTATTGCATACTTTCTTGTTGGTATGAATCGATTCATACGTCTCTTAAACCTTGCATTAGGATCTTCAACAGAAAAATAATCGCGAACTCTGTCAAAGGTGGTATTATCACACCTAAACAATAGCTTCCCTGTATTTTTATTATAATCGAATGTAATCAAAGCTGTTCTAACCGGTTAAGTTCTATAATGTTTTTGATTTCCCAGTGCATACTCTGCATAATCTTCTCTACTTTCTCTAGATACTCAATGATATAATCATATTCTCTAATTACATCATTAAGCTTATCCATCTCTTCTGCAGAATCAGCTGCATGCTCAGCAGTAGATTGAGTGATCTTAACAGGAGATTCAGCAATAACCTTTTTAACTAAGGCAGCTTTGAGCAACTTACGTTTTTTAAGTAGTCTCTGATGTTCAATTTTAGCATCAATAAGTCTAGCAGCCCAAAAATGCTTACGTGAAGGTAATTTAAGCTGAATATCTTTAATATTAAAATCATTAATTAATAGTTCAGCTCCTATCTCTTCTTTGTATCGCTTTAGCAATTCCACAGAATAATTATAAATATATTAACAAGTGAAATCAACTGTAACATTTAAAGAATATTTTATTAAACTACTCGAAGATATTACAGCAGGTGGTGCTGATAGTGCTTTCGGTGCACCAGCACAAGTCTACTCACCTGATAACCCTACTAGTACTGATAGTTGGAATCCTGGTGATACGCGAATTGCTAAAGGTAGTAAAGTTATACAGACAAGAGGTGGTGCAATTAAGTCTAAGCCTAAAAAAAGGCGTAAAAAGAAAAAGTAATGGATTTTGGTCACTGGACAACATCATTAATTGCAGAAGATGATCAAATTCCTTTTGGATTCGTCTACGAGATTACATGTAAAGTAAATGGTAAAAAATACATTGGTAAAAAGCAATGTAAGACCTTACTTAAAAGACCTCCTCTAAAGGGTAAGAAAAAGAGACGAATAGAAGAAATAGAAACAGATTGGAAAACATATACTTCATCGTCTCGTGAAGTAAATGAAGATATTATAAAGTATGGTAAAGAAAACTTCGAGTTTCGAATTATCAAGTGGTGTGAATCAAAATTTGATTTAGCTTATAGTGAGGCTAAAATACAATTCCAGAGTGAAGTATTACTAAGAGAGGATTACTACAATGGAATTATCAATCTACGAGTCGGTAAGCCCAAAAAATTACCTGCAAACATATAAGGATACAACAATTGTTGATATTGATTTGTTTCTAGAGCCTGCCTTACACGAGACGCGTAATAGTCTCAACCATTTAGGCATAGACTATGATTTAAGTTATAAAGATGCACAAAGAGTTTTTTTAAACTTTTTTATAAAAGATGTAGTAGAGGGTATAAAGGGTAATAAAATTTTTAAAAATTATGTATTTTTACTTAACGATTTTGGGTTTGAGGATGAAAATACAAATAAAGTTTTAAGAAGATTAATAAAAAAGTCGTTAGATGCATTAAAGATAGGGTGGATTGAATACGACTATAGCTTAGCAGAGTTTGTTTCTAAGTTAATTGATCGTGATGACTGTTGTATTGAGCTCGATAGAGTAAGATGTAAGATAAGATCCTTTAACTTTAATACATTCAAAGCTTTCTTAGTGAGAAATAAGCTTACATATCTATCCAATGTTTACTTCAGTAATCCTTCGAATAAATTGGTGCTTTTTTGATAAATATATTCATGAACAAGTTTCTGAGTATTGTTGAGCAGAATCTACCAGAAAAAGATTTAGATAAGCTTACAGGTGGTAAAAATGAATTGGCTAGGCTCCTTTTTAGTATAGCTAAAAAAGCTGGCATGGAGGATGAATTAAAGCCTATACCTGTACCTAATCAAGAAGTTATTAAAATAGTAGCGGGTGATAAAACTTATATTGTCGAGTTAAAAGATGTGATTGGTAAAGCAGATGCTGCAGAAGATCAAGAAGATATCTTTACTCTCACCTCAAATATTGCAAGAGGCGGTGGTAAAAACGCTCAACGTGCAGGTGTAGTACTTAAAAAACTTCAGGATGCTGAACCTGCTATTTTAAATGCTGCTGATAGACAGGTAGACTTAATGAAGAGAAAAGCAACTATGCCTGTAAGTAAAATAACATTATGAAAACATTAAAACTTATTGACAAATATATTAAGGTACTTGAGCAAGACGAACAGCAAGGAGCTCCTGCCGATGCAACCGAGGCTCCTCCTGCACCAGAGCAAGCTCCTGCAGAAACCTCTAATATAGGTGACACCGGTGGTGAAAACTATCTAATAAGATTAGCTGCAGCAGCTTTCATGATGCCAGAAAGACCTAGTATAGAAGAGATGAGAATTGTAAGTGAAGTGATGAAAAAATTCATGAGCAGCAGTCCAAATAAGGTAGCAGAAACTATAGAGCAGTATATTAACACAAAGACTACTAGTAATAAAGAGATACAATCACTTCTAGGTAAAGTATGATTAATTTTTTACGATATTATAATACTAAATCTTTGCTTGAAGAAGCAGCAAAGGCTAATACCCATCTTACACACCTAGAAGAATTAGTACTTACTAACGGTGAAAGAGGATATAGCACTGCAAGAAGTTTTATAGTAGATCTTCTTAAGCATCTTCAAGGTAAGACTAGTCGTAAAATAGGTACTTCAATTAAATGGGATGGTGCTCCCGCTATTTTTGCTGGTAAGCATCCTCAAACAGGTCGCTTCTTTGTTGGTACAAAATCAATTTTTAATAAAGAGCCAAAAATAAATTATACCGACCATGATATTGAAATAAACCACGGTCATGCTCCAGGCCTTGCTGATAAGCTTAAACGCGCATTAAAGTATCTTCCTAAATTAGGTATTAAAAATATAATGCAGGGTGATTTCATGTTTGATTCATCTACCATTGGTGAAGAAGAGATAGATGGTGTACCACACTATACATTTAAACCTAATACTATAAAATATGCAGTTGAAGCGGATAGTAAACTAGGAAAAGAAATTGGTAATTCTGTTTTTGGTATTATTTTCCATACAGAGTATGATGATTTAACAGGCGGTGCTAGGTTTGGTGCTAACGTTAAGAAATTAAACAAAGTACCTGGTGTATGGGTTGATGATGCATACTTCAAGGACGATACTGGGGTAGTCACCTTAACAACAGATGAAGCCAAACAAATTACTGACTATATCAAAACTGCCGATTCAATCAAAGTTAACTATAAAAATCTTCCGTTAGATTTACTTAACGTGTATGTAAATTCAGAAGTTAGAAGTGGTCAATTTTTAGAAAATGCTGAAAAATCCTATAATGATTTTATCACCTGGTTTAAGGGTAAAATGGTAACGGAGATGGATAAGCGTAAAACTAAAGTAGGTAAAGATAAGATTGAAGAAAGCTTTAAGAAGAAACTTTCTGAATTAGAGAGTGAAAAAAATAATATTATTAACCTATTTAAAGTTAGTAAACTTTTATCTTTAGCAAAACAAATCTTCATTAACAAGTATAATAATGCAGTTTACACAACTAAACACTTTATTGATGGTGAGGATGGTACTCTTAAGGTAAGCTCACCAGAAGGTTATGTAGCTATTAATCGCGCAGGTGATGCTGTTAAACTTGTTGATAGAATGGAATTTAGTAGAGCTAACTTTAGTTCAGGTAGACCGGGATCACAACCTACTGATGAAAACATTTAAGCAATTCTTTTATGAGGCTGCAGGAAAGACAGCAGTAATAGCTTATGGTAGATATAATCCTCCTACCATAGGACATGAGAAGTTAGTACAGACGGTTGAAGATACTGCTAGTAAAGTAGGAGGAGATGCTTTTGTAATACCTTCACACTCTCAAGATCCTAATAAGAATCCACTAAATTACTTACAAAAGAAAGAGCTACTGCAGCTAATGAGTGATAACATCAGAGTATTAGATAGCGGAAAGACTCTTATATCTCTACTACAGGAACTACAGAGCGAAGGCTATACAGATATTGTACATGTTGCAGGTAGTGATAGAATTCCGGAGTTTGAAAGAATTGTAAATACCTATAATAATAAGCCTAATAAAGCTGGTGAGATACCATTTGCTTTCAATACTTATAAATTCGTTTCAGCTGGTGAACGCGATCCAGACTCTGAAGGAATAGAAGGCATGAGTGCATCGAAGCTGAGAGCCCTTGCAAGAGAAGGTAAGCTTGAAGAATTTAGTAGTGGTATGTCAAAACGCATTCCAGATAATCTTAAGAAGCAAACTTTCGAAATAATAAGAAATATTAATAAATAACTATATGTTCAAGAAGAGTGATCAAGAATCTTTACGTAATGCCTATACTCTTGTATACGAGAATTTAGGGCCTGCTGCTATGGGTATTCAGCCTGTTGGAAAGCCTGTTATGATCACTATGGATATGCCGGGTGCAACTTCATCTGAAGAAAATGAAGATGAACATCATGATCATGATGATAGTGAGATTGAAATGGCTCTATCTGAACTTCACCGCATTATTAAATTTGCTCCAGAGCTTCAAAAGCATATCCAAAACATGGATGGTCTCGAGGGCTGGGTAGCAGCTAAACTTACCAAGGCTGCTGATTATATCTCTGGTATCTATAATTGGATTGATTACAATCAATCACATGGCGATTGTGGCTGCTCTCATGATTCAGATATGTTCTCTAAGGGATACGAAGACGAGGAGATGCCTGAAGAAGATTGCGAGTATGCAAAGCGTGGTTGTAAGTGTGGTGGATGCTCAGATTGCCAATGAAAACATTCAAACAATTTTTTGAGAAGACCGTAATAGGTCTAATAGAGAGAATTAATCTACACGGTATAGGTCCTGTAGATGCTAAAATAGATTCAGGTAACGGAGCTTACAATGTTCTTCACGGTGAAGATATTGTACGTCAAGGTAATAAAGTAATGTTTAAGACAGTTGACGGTAAAAAAATTGTCAAAGATGTTAAAGAAATCATTACTATTAATGTTGGAGCAGGTAATACCGAAGAAAGACCTGTAGTTCTCTTTAGAATGGATTTCGCCGGCGAAACCTTTGATAATATACCTTTTAGTATTGGTAATAGAGGCAGCAATGAGTATAAAATACTCATTGGAAAGGACTTTATTAAGCAGCTTGATGCGCTAATTGATGTGACGAAAAAGGGAATAGCAGATCAGCAAATCCAAGTGGATTATTGAACCACACTGGCTTCTCTCTATTAGTCCAAGTCGCAAACGGCTTATCGTGAATAATATATGACCTATATTTGTC